CGAAGCAGAAGGCGCAAACGCCTCTGTAGGTTATGCTGTTAACGTTCGTAACCACGTAATCCCACGTCTCCGCGGTGTATCCGTAGAGCAAGATTACGAAGTACTCAATCAGCGTCGAGTAATTGTTGCTAGCCAGTCACTTGGCTTCAACCAGCTTGTTGCTAATAACGGTACTACTGACGTATCTGTTGTTAAGCTTGTCCAAGCGGCATCTTAATAGCTAGATAAATAAACTGGGGAGGTTTTCCTCCCCAAGTTTTTACTAATTGATTTATTATGGCAAATTTAATTACTCTTGCAGATTATAAACAGATTGAAGGACTTACTAACCCTAAGGACGACTTTCGTATAAATCAGCTTATTGATTCTGTGAGTCAATTAGTAAAAACTTATTGTGGAAATAGTATTGTAGATTTTTACACTACTAATAAAGTAGAAACTTTTAATATGGACTGGAACACTCATATTGTACAACTTACAGAGTCTCCAGTAAATACTATTGTTTCTGTAGAAAAAAGAGATTCCGTTACGGAAAGTTACACCACCGTGCCAACTACAGACTATTATCTTGATGCAACGACGGATAGTGTACTGTACGTAACGGGATCTGCCTATAAAAACTGGCCTCGTGGTGCGGGGTCGGTAAAAGTTACATACAAAGCAGGATATTCAGTATGTCCTACTGATTTGAGACTTGCAGTAGTAGATTTAATTAAGTACTATATGAAAGATGAGCACACTCAGCGACGGACTATTTCTGGCGCTACTATTGAGAATCAAGGCACCGGAGAGGGGCGAGGCTTTCCAGATCACATTAAACGTGTTTTGGACATGTATAAAAACTTTTAATGTCTAACAGTGCTTTAGCAAAAATAGCAAAAAGGTCTCTTGATAGAGTCGAAAAGCAACTAAGAGAGGTTGTAGAAGACTATGAAGGTCAAATTTTTATTTGGGATGTGCAAAGCTTTAAAGAGTTAATTAGCTCTTTTGTACAAGATGATACAATTACAAAAACTTTAGTAGACATGTATCGTACCAAATTAAAAGCAGCAGACTCTGCTATGTTAAAGATTAAGAGGCATAGAGCACGATTAATAAATACAAAAGCAGATGTTAAAAAGTACAAAATAGAAAATTATGATCCTAAAAGGCATGAAATATTTGCTGTGAGAAGCTATGGTACTGTTGAGCGAATAAAAAGATATATTGGAACACAGTACACTCAACTTACGGGAAGAAACTCTAAAGAAATAACAGGTAGAGTAGATAGAGGAGACAAGCTCTCTGACGTAACGGGCGAGCAGATAGGACACGGAGAATACGGTAGTGCTGTAAGTACTACTAAAGCTGCTATGGCGGAAGCAGTCTTAGGGACAAAAACTGCAAAAAAAGTAGGCTCTCGTCCAGAAAACATAGAGTTGTACACTCGCCTGCAAAGTCGTATAGTGTCATATAAAAAAAGCATGGGAATAAATATGGAATTAAACCATGTGCAAGAAGTAACTTCAAGAGGGGGGATAAGAAAAACTTATACCCCTATTCTATCGTCTCAAAATGCTCAAGAAAACTTACTAGAAGGCCAGGACGAAAGAAAAGCGCTGCAAAAATTAAGAAAAGACCTAAGAAAAGACTATCAAGACATTGTAAATTTACAAGGTTCAGAAACCCTATTAGAAGCAGTAGAAGCAGTTCAACTAGAAAATATTATACCTAAAGGTAAAAATACTTATTACAAGGGCAAAGCAAAGCCTAGAAAAACAGTAAAAAATAAAGGAAAGGGTAAGGCTAAGAGTACAAAGCGTCAAAATAAAGTAGTACCTGTAATTACAGGAGCTGGAGTACCCAATCTTCATAAAGTTAATCCTTCTAGGAATCCTCGTAGTGGGGGCTCTTTAATTAGTTTAATTGGTATAATAAATGAGTCTTTGCCTCAGATTGTAGCAAAAAATATGAAAGACCCAAGACTTGTAAATCGAACAGGAAGATTCGCAGAGTCTGCCAGGATTACTGATATAATAAAAACGCCTCAAGGATTTCCTAGCGTTGGATATACTTATCAGAAAAATCCTTATCAAACTTTTGAAACCGGAAATAGACAGGGGTCCCCTGATAAAGACCCTAGACGATTGATAGATTTTTCTATTAGAGAGATAGCAGCAAAACACGCAATAGGACGTTTTTATACTAGGAGAGTCTAATGACAACAGATATTAATCGAGGATACTCTACTAGACGGCTAGGTATTACTAATGCACTGGTTGAAAAGTTAAAAGAAATTGATGGAAACGGCGAGTTTAACACAGACATGTACGGAAACGTACACCCTAGGCTAAAGTTTTGGGACGAAGTAAATGAGTTTCCTTCTATACATTTAAATGCAGGTAGTGAAAGTAGAATTTACCAAGCAGGAGGATACAAAGATAGATTTCTTTCCGTTACTGTTCGAGTATACGTTCAGGCAGAAGATTCGGTAGAGGCTTTAGAAGAGCTTCTTGAGGATATAGAAACAGTTATAGAGACAAACTCTCGTTTAGAATATGAAGATAGACGAGGAGTTACTCATTACACACATCAAATTAGTATTATTAGCATTGATACTGATGAAGGAGTATTGGAACCGCTAGGTGTAGGAGAAATTCTTCTGGAGGTTCGTTACTAGAAACGGCTGGCAAGAACAAACGTTCACGTCCTAGTCCTTTCAATATACATAGGAGATAAACTATGGCAGATACATTATATTTTAGTCGCGATACTCAGGTATTCGTTAAGATAGGCAGTGCAGTATGGACAATGCCTGTTCTTGATGGATTCTCTTTCTCGCAAGCAACAAATGCGTCAGAAATTACTCTGAACGAAATGTCAGACACCTCAGGCAATAGCCGACGTGCACGACAAATGTTTACTGATTCTTATGCACCGGCTGAGTGGAGTTTTTCTACTTACGCACGTCCCTTTAAATCAGTAGGGACTACAGACCCTGTAACTCAAGGTGTTGCCGATAGTGCTGTGAAGCATCACGCAGTAGAAGAAGTCTTATGGGCAATGATGGTAGGAGATGCAGCTTATGCATCAAATACTTTTACAGGCTTTACTGCAGACGGCGATGATCTTGATATCACTTTTGCAAACTCAAATAAAACAAGTCTAGGAAAAGCAGATATTTTCTTTGTAATGGGCGGCGCTCGTGGAGGCACAAAAACTACTTACAAAATTGCAGACTGTTGTGTAAACGAAGCTTCTTTAGACTTTGATATTGATGGAATTGCTACTATCAACTGGTCGGGTTTTGGTACAATAATTACAGAAGATACGGCTCCATCACCTACAATTTATGAAGGTACGGCTTCTAGTGATACAAGTAATTTTATACGTAATCGTCTTACTAGTCTAGCTATAAGCACTACAGACGACCACTTGTTAGCTACTGGAGAGACTGCGGATAGTGACTCAGCTCGAGAAGACTATGACTTAGTTTTAACCGGAGGAAATGTAACTATTTCAAATAATATTACATTTTTAACTCCAGAAACTTTAGGAGTTGTTAATCAGCCTCTTGGTCATGTAACGGGAACTCGATCTGTATCAGGTAACTTTACTTGCTACTTAAATGCTGAAGCAGACTCAAGCGCTGATTTGTTTGAGCGTCTAATTGAAGATACAGATACCATTGTTAATAATTTTACTTTGTTATTTAAAGTAGGGGGAGGCGCAACTCCTCGTATTGAGTTAAACATGGCGCAATGTCACTTAGAAGTACCTACTCACTCAATTGATGATGTTATCTCGCTGGAAACTAACTTCCATGCGTTGCCTAGCACAATTAGTTCAACAGACGAACTAACTATTAAGTACGTCGGAGAATAATAATAAAGATTATTCTTTAAGGGGCTCCGGCCCCTTTTTTCGTTACCTCTTAAAAATAAATCTTGACATCTCACCTCCCATAACCTATAATTACAAGATATAAATTTACACTCTCAAAGGATAAAAAAATGAGCGATTCACCTATTTCTTTATCGAGTCTGATGACTCCAAGTAAAACTGTTTCTATTGACTTTCCTGGTTATAAAGACATGAAAGTATCTCTGTGCTATCTGGCTCGAGAAGAACTTCTTAAACTGCGTAAAAAATGTGTATCTACAAAGTTTGATAAAAAAACTCGTCAACCAGAAGAAGTACTAGATGAAGAAAAGTTTTTAGTAGAGTACTGTAAGGCAGTAATTAAAACATGGTCGGGCTTGAAGTTTTCATACCTAGAAGAGCTTCTTTTGGTAGATGTCTCGGCTTACGACCCTGAAGATGAACTTCCTTACACACAAGAAAACGCAGAGCTTTTGATGAAAAATTCAAACGTATTCGATACGTGGGTTACCGAAACCGTAGGTGATCTTGAAAATTTTACTGGGAGCAAGTAGGGCAAATCCACTCCCTACTAAAGCGATACGTAAAGGAAGCAGATAGTACCTTCAACGTGGAGAAGTACTTACGTCTTTGCGAACAATTAGGGGAAGAACCAGATCCTGCCAAAATGCCGCTCGAGCCTTCTGATTTTCCAGAAGAAGTTCAAGTGGCATTTTTTATGTTCGGCTTATTACCAGATCACTGGGAAGGAATGAGTGGGACATATATGGGAAAGTATTGGGACGGGCTGGACTACTTTTTTAAAGTATACGAAGTTGAAAAACCTAAAGAAATACTATATTTTATGAAGCTTTATGAAGGAACTATAATTTCATACAGAGCAGAAAAAGCAGAACAAAAGCGTAAAGCAGACGAAAGAAAGTCAAAAAGCGGTGGAAAAAACTACACCCACAATGTGAAAGGCTAATGGCAAATAAAATTACAATTGATATTGAAGTCAATGGCAAGATGCAAAAAGCCACTGTGTCTGCTAAAAAATTAAAAGACGCATTAAATGAGACTAGTAGGTCTGCAAAAGAAACAGAGCGAAATACTAAAGGTTTAGCGCAGACTGCTTCTGCTGGAGGTAAAAACTTTTCTAAAATGGCTTCAGGTATTTCCGGAGGTCTTGTACCAGCATATGCTGCGCTTGCTGCAAACGTGTTTGCTTTAACAGCTGCGTTTAATTTTTTAAAGAGCTCTTCTCAAGTAGCTTTGTTAGAAAGATCTCAAGTTGCTTATGCTTCAAATACTGGAGTAGCCTTAGACAGGCTGACAGGGTCTCTAAGAGAGGCTTCAAAAGGAATGTTAGATTTTCAAGCTGCTGCGCAAGCGTCTGCCATTGGGCTCGCAAAAGGCTTTTCTTCCTCTCAAATGGATTCAATAGCGGAAGGCGCATTAAAAGTTTCTAATGCCTTGGGTAGAGACTTTACTGATTCTTTTGATAGGCTCGTAAGAGGTATTTCAAAAGCAGAACCAGAATTACTAGACGAATTAGGCATAACTTTACGTCTAGAAACAGCTACCAAAAACTACGCCGCGGCTTTAGGAAAGTCTGCAAAAGAACTTACTGCCGCAGAAAGGTCGCAGGCGGTGTATTTAGAAACAATGAAACAATTAGAAGACGTTACTGCAGGCGCGGATGCAGAAGCAAATCCCTTTGTACAGTTGGGAGTTACAATGTCTGACTTAGTAAAAAATATAATGCAGTTTCTTCTTCCTGCATTTGAAGCACTGGCTAAATTTATTAATAGCAATGCTGTTGCAGCACTAGGGTTTTTTGCTCTTCTAGGCGCAAGCGTGCTTAAAAGTATGCCTTTTGTAGAAAAATTAACTGGCTCTTTTAAAGAGTTTGCTTCTGCCCAAAAAACCGCATTAGCAGACAGTAGAAAAGAGCTAGAAAGCTACCGTCAAAAACTACAGCAGGTAAAAAATACTGCAGAGCAAAGTAAAGCTATGGGGGCTGCTCAAGTAAAATCGGGTGCACAGGGAGCAATATCTGCCGGTGCACAGTCTCCTGTACTTATGAGGGCTGCCCTAGGCACAATGAAGGGAGCAGACCAAGCAAACCTTAAAAAAGCGTTAAAGTCTGCAGAAGCTCAATATACTAAATCAGGAGCAATTACAAAAGGAATATTTAAAGGGGTTTCAATAGATGTAGTAAGAAGTATGTCTGGAGGCTTTAAGCAAATAGAAGCTGCAAATTTAAAAACAACTAAAACTATCGGTACTAGGTTTAAAATAATTGGAATGCAAGCAAAGGCTGCTGGTATGCGTATTCGTACTGCTTTTACTTCGGCGTTTGCAAAGGCAGGAAAAGCAGTAAATGGCTTTGGTAAAGCAATGAATCTAGCTATGAAAGCAACAGTTATTCTTGGGCTTATTCAAATGATTTATGATTTGGTAGTGTCTATAGCAACTGCTCCCCATACAATACTAAAAAATGTTATAGGAATAGGAACGGGCGCAGTAGGAATTTTACAAAGTATAGCTAATACTGTTATTGATGTGATAAATTATATTATTAATCAAGTAAATAGACTGCCGGGGATAGAAATTGCAACTTTAAACTATAAAACTTTTGGAGATGACTTCAAAAAAGATATGGACACTTTTCTAGAAACAAGCGAGTTTGCTTTAAATCTTAAAAAAAGAGAAGAAAAAATGAAAACTCGACAAACAGAATTAGACACTATAAAAGCAATAAAGGAAGAGTTGCCCGAAGTAGAAAAAGCTATTTCAAAAATTATGCAGGGTAAGTTATTTGACCCCGATGATAAAGATTTTGCTAAGAATACTCAAAAAAGAATGGAAGCAACCGCCAAAGCAATGTCTTCTTTAGGGATAGAAGGACTTTTCGCGGATGCTTTAACAATTAAAGATCCAGCACGACAGAAAAAAGCAATTAAAGCTATAGGAGACGGGCTCGCAGATGATTTAGAAAAACTTTCTCCCAAGTTTGCGGCGGCGGTTCGTGCAGGAGATGCACAGCTGGTAGGTTCTATGGTTGCTAATGCAGGGGCATTTACAGCAAACATTGCAGAAGTAGAAGACCAAATAGCAAGTATGTCAACTACTTTATCTGGAAAAGGAGCCGAAGGCACTCGCGTATTTTTAGAAATGTTAATGAAAACCGGTAACGCCGCCGTGCTAGCAGGAAGCAAAATAGGCTTAACTACTGATGTAGTAGACCAGTTAAACGCTGCTTTTGAAAATAAAGGAGGTATTGATTCTTACATAGCTTCTTTACGACAAGTAGAGCAAAAAAACTCAAGAAATTGCCCAAAATCGACACTTGATAGGGCTAGACACTATAGGCACTTCCAGGCAGTCCGGAGCTTTAGCATCACAAACGGGGCTACAAAGAACCTCTGACTCCGCCGAATTAAACTTACAAGAAAAAAGAAATAATTTACAAAAAATATACAATGAAAACAGGGCATTAATGGATACAACGCAAAAAGTAGAACATGACAACAGAGTAGCAGAGGCAATAAGAGAAATAGAATTAGCAGAGAAAAAAGCAGAAGTAGCTAAAGTAAATGCTACAGAGCTTGGACAACTCGGACAAGCTATAGGAGACTCTCTTACCTCAAGCATGCAAAGCGCATTTGATGGCCTTATACAAGGTACTATGACTGCAAAAGAAGCGTTCGCAAGTATGGCAACAAGCATGCTTCAAAGTATTGCCAAAGTTATTGCAGAACTACTCACAGCTAAACTATTGACTGCAGCTCTTGGCGGAAGCAGCTTTGGAAGCTTTTTAGGTATACCTGCAGGCAAAACAGGAGGAGTTTTTTCAAACGGAGGAAAGGTCTCTGGGTACGCAACAGGCGGGGTCGCAAAAGGACCTGGCTCGGGTTATCCTGCTATTCTTCATGGTACAGAAGCAGTAGTACCGCTTCCGAACGGTAAATCAATTCCTGTTGACATGAAAAATGCAGGACAAAACAATAATGTTACTGTAAATGTTTCTATGAATGGACAGGGAGGGGCACAGCAAAATACACAATCCGACGGGTCTCAAGGAGCTAACTTAGGCGCTGCAATTGCTGCTGCAGTACAAAAAGAGCTACATAACCAGAAGCGTGCAGGCGGAATACTTAATCCGATGGGAGCATCCTAATGTCAACCTTTAGTTTTACAATATCTGCTCCAGAGGTAAATACCTTAAAAAATACTAATGGGCTATCCGCGTTTGAAGCAACTGCTGATCGAGGAATGTCGCGTTCTTCAAAGCATCGTGTTCTTACTGCAAAGTTTGGCGATGGGTATGAGCAAAGAGTTCTTGACGGTATAAATACAAAAGACGACGCTTTCAATTTATCTTTTAATAATCGTACTGCTGAAGATATAAATTTAATTGCTGCTTTTTTTGACAGTAAAGCCGCAAAAAACTTTGATTTTACAGTAACAGATACTTTTACTGGGGGTAATCTTTCTAATACAACAATGAAAGTTGTTTGTGATACTTATAATATAAACTATATTAGAGAAAATTTTCACTCTCTTACTTGCACACTACGAAGAGTTTATGAACCATGAGCGATATAATTGATACAGTTCAACTACAAGAAACAGACGATGCTTTAATAACTTTATTTGAGGTAACGTTGCCGAGCACAGGTACGGTCGTGTATCTTGTAGACGGAATGGATAATGGGGAAAATAATATTTACTTCCCCGAAAAACAACTAAACAATTCTTCTACATACACTTTACAAGAGTATGTAGCAATACCAATAGATGTGGAAGGAGTAGAGTTTAATTCATCAGGTTCTTCAAACAGACCTACTTTAAGGCTAGCAAATATTCCGGTTCTTTCAAGGACAGTAGCAAATAATGAAGACGGAGTAGAAGACGAATACGATATACTAGATATTCTAGCCGAAGAAGGAATTGTTAAAAATGAGGATCTACTCACAGCAAAAGTTGTTATAAGACGAACCTTATTTAAAAAAACCTATACTGAGTCCGATGCCCCTGCGGTAGCTAATGCTCCTGTTGAGTTTCCTACTCAAATTTTTTATATTGACAGAGTAAGCTCAGAAAGTAATGTACTAGTTGAATTTGAGCTCGCTACAGCTATGGATATAGAAACTGTAAAGCTGCCCGGCAGAGTTATAAATGGTAGATACTGTCCTTGGAAATACCAAGGGTATCACACTCCTGTAACTGTTGATGATGCAATTGTTCCTTTAAAAGAAGGGGGCTGTACTTGGCCAATAAATAGCAAAGGTAGGTTTTTTGATGAACATGATAATGTTATAACTCGAGATATCACAACTATAGCACTTTGGGAATCTAGTAGCACGTTCGCTGTAGGAGCAAAAGTAAAAACAATTACTAATGGGCATACGGAAATATGGGAGGCTTTAAGAGCGGTACCTTCAAATAAAAATCCTAAAAATCAAAAAGTTTATTGGAAAAGATTGGATGTTTGCGGAAAAACGTTAAATTCTTGTAAAATACGATTCCAAGGAAACAATACGACTGATGCTTTATTGACCACATTTACATTACCTTTTGGAGGCTTCCCGGGCTCGAAGCAGTTTAGATGATAGAACAAATTAAAGAACATTTTGAAAGTGAATACCCAAAAGAAGGTTGCGGTATTATAGGAATAGTAAAAGGTAAGAAACAATGGTTTCCCTGCGAAAACATTGCTGAAAACAATGATGACTTTATTATGTCTTCAGAAGATTGGTTTAAAGTAAAAAAGCACGCAGATATTTTAGCTATAGTTCACAATCATACAAACAATGATAATACTCCTAGTGAGAATGATATTAATAATTGTAATGCTTTAGGAATACCTTATTACATTTTTAGTTATCCAGACTTAGAATTAAATATAGTAGAGCCTAAAGAAAACTTTAACCCTTTACTTGGTAGAGAGTACTCTTTTGGAACTTCTGATTGTTTTGAAGCAATGAGAGACTGGTTAGAAGCTGAAGGCATTAAAATACCAAAAAGAGCTGCTTTTGAAGACGACTGGTGGTTAAAAGGATTAGACTACTTTACGGAAGAAGTAGTAAAAGAATGGGGGTTCAAAAAAGTAACTTCACCCCAAAAAAACGATCTATTAGTTTTTGCAGTAGAAAGTCCCGTAGGAAACCACTGCGGAGTTTATTTAGGAAATGATGTGTTTTTTCATCACGCAGTAAACAGATTGTCTTGCAGAGAGTCTCTATACCCTTTCTGGGCAAGACACATTATAGGAATATATCGGCATGAATCGTAAAGTTTATTTAGAAGGAGAACTTGGAAATAAGTTTGGAAAAGAATTCACTATGAATGCTAAGTCTTTTTCAGATGTGTTTCGCTGCCTAGAATGTAACTACCCTGAAATTCGACAATACTTAATAGAATGTGAAGAGAATAATATAGGGTTTGTGTGTGAAGTTGCAGGAACCCCTTTAAACTCTGAGGCAGAGCTTTTACTTCAATACAATGAAGGAGATATGGTAGTTACTCCACTACCTGCAGGATCAAAAAGTGGAGGAGCCAAGATACTGGCTGCTATAGCTATAACTATGCTTACAGCAGGTGCTGCTGCAGCTCTAATGCCTAATACAATGGCGGCAGTGGGGGCTGCAGCAACCGGAGTTCCTACATATTCAACGGGTTTTATGAGCGCTTTTAGTAGTGGCGCAAACTTTGGAGCGGCGTTAGGGGCAGCTTCGCAAAGTCTTGCAGGATTGACAGCCCTAGGAGTGGCCGTAAACCTAGCTATGACAGGTGTAAACCAGATAATGGCACCGGATCCTAGTGTAGATAACGATCAGGATGAAAGTTATCTGTTTCAAGGAACAGGACAAACTCTTATAGAAGGAGATCCGGTACCTGTACTATACGGTCAATTAAGAGTTCCGGGAAGGCCAATTAGTACTCAAGTACGGGGCGAAAAACTAACGTTTATGGATTACGGCATAAACCCAATTACATCAGATGACCCTAGTACTGGAGGTACTCCAGCTATTACAGGAATAACAACGCCTGCCTCTATAGCTGAAGGGTCTTCTGCTAATATAACAGTTACCACTTCAAATATAGCTCAAGGCACTACTCTTTATTGGACTATAATTCCTAAGTCAGACGGGTTAGATATAGAAAATGATTTTGTAGAGAATACGGACTCTTTTACTGTTTCTAGTAATAATAATGGATCTTTTTCTATACGGCCTGCGTCAGATACCTTATCAGAAACTACAGAGTCTTTTGCTTTAGAAGTATTCGGTGGGGGAACAGGCACGCCTAAGGAATCTGCTACTATAAATATTATAGATTCTACTACAGGAGGAAGTACTCCAGACCCTGATAAAGAAATTTCTTCAATATCCAGTAATGTTACAAATGTAGATGAGGGCAGCCTTGTAACATTTACAATTACTACTTCAGGACTATCGGACGGTACTCGACTAAATTACTATGTTAGTCAAGCTGCTACTTATGGAGAAGTTTCTTCAGACTTTAGTGCGTATAGAGGCGAAGTAGCAATAGGAAATAACATAGGTTATGTATTTATTACTCCAGACGCAGATTTAACGACAGAAGGCTCTGAGCAATTTAAGTTGATAGTAGAGGGGGAAGATGTAGAGTCTAAAGTGTCTTCGTTAATTACTGTTAATGACACCTCTCTTACCCCATCAGAAACCCCCGATACCCCCGAAAGTAACCCAGATGGAGAGCAAGATGACGATAGAGCAGACCAAGAAGAGCAGGCGCCTTCGCCTGGAGGCGGTAGGCTCCCAAGCCCAACCCCGGATCCTCCCAGCCCACACTAAGCTGAGATACTTAATAGAGAGAAAAAATTATGGCTAAGACAGGCTTTATTGCCCAAAATGTAAATGTAGTAGATGTTATTTCCGAAGGCCCTATACACGGTTTAGTCGGAGGGCTCTCAGGTGTCTATTTAGATGATGTACCTGTAGAAGAAGCACGTTTTAGTGCTACTACAGGTTCTCAAGAGGATAACGCTCCTGTAACCGCAACAATAACTTTCGATGGTAGTTATACAGGTACTGTTTCAGAGAACGTTGATTTATCTGGGGCAGAAGTAGGAAATATTTCAAGTATAACTTTGTTTGACTATTATACTACCGAAGTAACCCTTACAAATATTTCAGAAGTAGATGAAACTACTACAGCAACAATAAGCACTGCTCCACGATCTGTTTGGACAGACGATTGGGAGTCGGGCCCTAAAGGTCAAGGGGCGGGCATAAACCAAGCGTTTTTACTTAAAGACGATGTTTTTGTATTAGGAAGCTTTTCTATAGCAAATGGAAAAACTGGCAATTTTATTGTTATATCTGATTATGTTTTAGAAGAGGGAGAAACTTATACTTTAGTTATATGGCAGACTAGAACAATAACTTCTATTGATGGAAATTCAAATACAATACTACTACGAAGCGGATACCAAGGCAGCGGTATTCCTCCAAGGTCTGGTACTTATAATTTTATATTAAATGGTTCCGTGCTCTATGATGAGGAGGGTTCTACTGTTAATTTATACAGTAACGTTAAAAAAATTGATAAACTAAACGTTGATTTTCGTAGAGGTGAAATCAATCAGCTGCCTGTATCCTCTGTAGGAGGAGTAGGGGGATCTGTAGGAGTAAACGGAAATACACAACTTATTAATGGCCCTTCTGAGTTAAAAATGATAGATGAGGCTTTGGCTTCAAATTTAGGATTTACTTTATTCGACATTGATGCACTTCCTAATACAGATCCGGATAGTAAAGCCTACCCAGGTAATCCAGATAAAAGCACTCTAGCTACCACTGCTACCCTTCTTCCTGCGGCTTCTTTTGGGCTAGATACAGGTGCAAAGATTAGAGAAGTAGACGAGATTATATTTTCTATTAAGTATAATGCACTACAAACTTTAAATTTGAACGGAGGAGATAAAGAAACTGCTTATGCCTTTTATCAAATGCATATACGATTTGAGCAAAACAATGCTTTTGGGCCTTGGTATAAGCTTTTTGGTAATTCTGATAGTCTAATTCGTCACCGAGGAAATACTAGTGCTTCCGTAGAGTTTGATCATGTTGTAAATGTAGACGCGTATAGAAAAACTGTAGGTCAATTTACAGATTTTCAAGTTAGAATATGCAGAGTTACCCGACACATAGGAATGGGAGTTACTAGTACGGGAAGCAAATTAAGTAAGCATACTGATAAGAAAAAATGGCAGGTTCAAGCATCTGCATCAGTTTCTAGAATGAGTGCTACAATTAAAGATTATTTTAATTATCCTTATAGCTCTCTAGCTTCTTTAAGTTTTTCTTCTCGACAGTTTGATGGAATCCCAAAAAGAAGCTATTTACTTAAAGGTAAATTAGTAAAAGTTCCTACTACATACATCCCTCGGGAGTACTCTAATACAGGAATTGCAAAGTATCAAGGATTTTGGGACGGAAACTTTAGAACAACTCCTATGTACACAGATAATCCTGCTTGGGTTTTTTATGACATAGTAACAAATAATCGTTACGGAGCCGGTAAATGGATTAAAGAAGAAGATATAGATAAATACGCTTTGTATAGAATTGCAAGATATTGTGATGAACTTGTAGAAGATGGCAGTGAGTATACTTCTTCTACTCCGTTAAAAATTGGAGAGTTCTACAAAATCAAAGTAACGGGTTCTATGAACTGGAGCTCTGTAGGTGCATCTAGTAATGCTGTAGGCACTATTTTTCAAGCTACAAGCCCTACCCTTACTACTGTCCATGCCAAAGCATGTAGAGTTGAGCCTCGGTTTCGTGCGAATATATTCTTAACAAAAGCTACTGAAGCGTATAAAGTATTAAAAGACTTTGCCACTGTATTTTTAGGAATTCTGTACGCACAAGATAGTAAAATTACTGCTGTACAAGATGCTCCACAAGACCCTGTTTATAGCTTTACTAAAGGTAATGTTCTTGATGGAGCTTTTACCTACGAGTCTACTGGTGCGAGAACTCGAACTAATCAATGTGTAGTTACATGGAATGACCCTACAATTAATTATGAGCCCGTGCCTTTAGTAGTTGAAGACAGAGAAAGCATTGTTAGAACGGGTAGAATTATCTCAGAAAATGTAGTAGCTTTTGGAGCGACTTCAGAAAGTCAAGCAATACGCTATGGTAAGTGGAAGCTTTGGACTGCTCAAAATCAAACTGAAATAGTGTCTTTCAAAACTTCTCTTGCTGCCTATTACATTAAGCCTGGAGATGTTATTAATGTTCAAGATGCGGATAGATTTGGGGTATCTTACAGCGGCCGCACGTCTTCTGCAACTTCAACCACTCTTACATTTGATAGAAACGTTTCTTTTAACTCTGGCTCTGTGTATGAGTTGAGTGCTTATAGTATCTCTGCTGCACATGGT